TAGTTATAGTTACAGAATTGACAATCCCCACACCACTATTAGAACCATTAATAATAACATCCAATATATCAGTGTTTGCAGAATTGTTCGTTGATGAAATAAAGTTTGTATATACATTTTTACTTTCCGTATCTGGGCCCAAAGTTCCAATTGTTAATGATGCATCAGTACCTAATCTCACTGCAGTAACATTAGCATATGTATTACTGTCACTACCCTTTATAAAATTTTGTGGACTGGTAAGGTAAATATCTGTGCTATTAGCAACCAATCCTACTGCTGTACTATTGGCTCCAATTAATGTTCCTGTTCTATATGCATTTGAAACTGCAGAGGTATTAGCATTAACAGCTAATGTTGCTGCAAGAAATAATTTCTTTACACCTGTCTGAACTAATTTACTTGCAGCACTAATCCCATTAGATACTGCACCAGATCTTTCTCCGGTTACTTGCTGTGTAGCTAAATTTGAGAATCCAGTTGTAGTAGCATTCATTGTTAATACTGTTGAATTCGCAGCATTAAGATATCCATATACAGTTGAGTTAACACTAACCTTTTCTCCAACTTCAAAACCAATTGTATTGCTTTGATGATAATATTGTACCTGATTACCAAATGTACCCTCATTAATTATTAACGTCAACGTTCCATTTGCTCCAGTATTACTTACAACACTTACTTGTCCATTAGCTAAATGATTCGAACCATTAAGACTTGTTATACTACTATTTGTTCCTACTACATATGTCGTAGTATTAACATTGCTTGCCATTGAAGTACTATCAGTAGTATAATCTATAATCTCTACTGGTTGTGTAATAGTTTCTAATATAAAGAAATTGTTACCACCATACTCTGCTCTAACCGTGGCATCACCATTAGTATAATTATTTACAGCTAATGTTGCAGTTGAAACAAGAACATTACTAAGTGCTGAGTTTGTACTATATCCAAATCCCGTATCATTAATTGCATACGATGCTCGACCAGTTCCATCTGTAATACCAGTTACTCTTGCAAGACCCTGTGTTCCATATTCTAAACTTGTAACATCTAACTCATCACCAACAGTCAACCCAGTTCCATTAGCAGTAAGAGATATATTAGATAATGATCCAACAATTTTTGGACTATAGGTACTACCACTATACTCTATAAGTTCACCTCTTTTAAATATTCCTGTTATACCAGTTAAGAACATTACATAAGTTATTTTACCCATAGCTGAAGTTTTTAAAACAGAATCAACCGTTGCAGTTGCTCCTGATATAGTTCCAGTTATATCTTTACCAGCATAATCACTAAATGCTGAATCTTTATTATAATCAACAATTACTTCAATATATCTTGGTTGATAAAAATCAGCATCTGATGCAGTAACTGTATGCTGGCCAGGAATATATAAAGATGAATCAATACCATATGCCAATCTCAAAAATAATTCTACAGCTCTAGGAGTTCCTTTGGATCTGTATAGATCCATAATATGCTTTACTGTAAATGGAATACCTTGATTGATTGTTTTTGGAAAACCAAGAAGAAATTGTTTCCTAAAATAATCTAAGAAACTATCAACGCTTTGGTCAACATCATTATATTCAAATAATTTTCTTGTTATATATAGATCTTTATCGGTCTGCTCTAGGTATTCATAATATGCTTTTACAAACGCAACAAATTCCGGACCATCTTCTCTATAGATAGCTGGAAATTGTCTCTCAATTAATGGTGATATATAATCTTCAAAATCATTTAAACCTGGCATTGCATTACTCTCTTACGCCCGTTGCCGCAACAGTCACATCCTCTGATTGTATTTCTACTATGTCGTTTAATTTACCAGCAATGTCTACTGTATTGCTTTGACCAAATATTTTAATTGATGTTCCTGTTGCAATTGCATTAATAGTTACATTAGTAAATGTAACATTGCCGGTTGCATAATCTATACTACCAGCATTAGCTTCTAGAATTTGAAGAGCACTCGTATTAGCAATAACGATTTGTAATGCTCCTGTACCATCATCTCTAAATGATGCACCTGTAGTACTATCATATGTAAATAATCCAGATTCAATAGCCGGATCAGATTGAGAGATATATGTTGCCTGAGCTGTAGTAACAGGATTATCTGGTTTTAATGCATTGTTAAATGAAATACTATTAGTATATCCTTGATTTAATGTTGGATTAATTGTTTTAATCATCTTTGTTGTTAATGAATGGCCAAGAATAGATGTGTCACTTTCATTAATATCTTCAATTAATTTGCTTTGTCTAAACGTCTTTTTAAATTTGCTAAGATTATTTGTATTAAAAGTTGTAATAGCTGTTTCTACTGTGCTCTTTATATCACCTTCACCACTAGTAGTATCATTAAAATTAAAGGTTACATCACAATCGACTTTGATTCTTAAATAACTAGGATCAATAATCTCAGGTTCAATAGCCAACGGTGCTTTTGGAGAAATAAAATCTATTATTTGTTGCTTTCTAAACTGTGGTAATGTATCATATGCTGAACTTTTAATACTCATAACTACCTTACCAAAGCGAGGTGGATCAGCGTCTTCACCACCATATACAATCATATCAGTGGTATCACCAAATTCATTCTGTACTAATGTTTTATAATCAGAAGCAGTAACAGCTCTCTCTTGTGTTGATAATGCACGAGGAGCTGCAAACTTGATATCATCTAAAGTCTGATACTCTGCTCCTCCTGCTGCTCTTGTAACAACAGTAGCTGTAACATCACTATAACCAGCGATACTTCCTGATACAGTAAAACTATTAGCACCATCAGGATCTGTACCACTTGCTACTCTATATGTGGCTTCTACAATATTACCATCGGTTAATTTTCTTCCAAACGTATCATTACCAAATACAAGCTCATAACTACCATTTGCAGCTGCTTGTACAAAAAATACATTAGAAGTACTAGTAATACCAAATAATGAATTAGCTCTTGTCCATTCACTATTAGTACTATCAGTATTAGATGTTCTAACATCTACTGTAATACTTGTAGTATCAACATCGAAGTTATGAATATAAAAAGTATTTGATGTACTATTTGTATTGTAAAACTCTGTTACAATCTCACCTTCGTAGATTGCAAGATTGGCTTCAAGATAACTATTATTTGAATATACTGTTACAGCAGAGTTTGTTGAAAATGTATATGTATTATCTCCAACAGTAGACGTAAATTTTGTTAGTCTTGGAATGTCAATACTATGAGGACTATCATCAGGAGTGATTTGAACATTAGCATATGCAATAGAACTTCTATATGATGTTGGAAGATAGTTTAATTTTTTAGCATGAGAGTACACACTATCTCTTACTTGAGCACTATCTAAGAACATTTCAGTTGCAACATGATTTAAATATATTGAATTATAATATGTGTTATATGCAAGAACATCTAAGAGAACATTCATATTTGAACCATCAAAATCATAATCTTGAAACAACGATTGACCAGACAAATATGTTTTTAAATTTGATTTAATAGTATCAAACTCAAGGTTTGCTACTATAAATTCTGAATTTGATGCAGTAGGCATTTACCTTACCCTTTCAATAATAATGTCTAGTTGTGTTGGTTCTGTGGTATTTATTATTCTAAAGTAAATAGATACTTGCAAACTATTCTGATCAGGAGCAGGTGAAATAACAGTATCTAATAGAGCAGCCCTTGGCTCATGGTTGTCAAATACTTCTTTAATATATTGCTCTGCTTCAAGTACAGTTGCAGGAGTAAAGTTATCAAAAAGCAACGACCTTAAATTAGATCCTATTCCTGGTTGAAATGGTCGTTCGTAGTGATCTGTTAACAATAAATTTCTAATTGACTGCTTAACAGCTAACTCATTAGTTTTTTTATTAAGCTGACCAGTATTAATATGTCGCGAAAAATCTGTAAAGAAGTCCGAATATACAACTGGTGATATACTTAAATCGGTTAAGGCTTGTGTTTTAGACATTTATATTATTAACCTACAGCTACTATTTTTATTATTTATCATAGTTCAAATATCTTAGGGAGTTTAGTTGGTATAGTATCTGGTGGAACATCCATTTTCCAAGGTAAAGGAGCTTCTTCTGCTCTTGCATCAACTCTTGGTACTACACAAGGTACTCCTTTTTTAAGTATTTCTTGTGTTGGATTACCAAATTTATCAAAAGTATCTTTTATAAATTTATTGCCAAAGGTTTTAAAGGGGTTAACAAGAGCTCCAGAAATTCCTTCTGTAATACCTCCGGGTACTTTAAAACCTAAAATATCTGCACCCGCACCAATATCAGGTAACAAAGCAGCAACAGTATCGATTGAAGGTTCACCTAATTTTATATCAGCAACACTTAAAACAGAAGGTATATCTATACCACCGAGAGCTGTCTTTGCTATATCTAACCCCCCTCCAATATTTGGAAGACCTGCTCCAGGAGGAAGTATTTTAAGATTGTTCGTAAGGTCCTGTAAACTATCTAAAAGCGATACACCGCTTTCTAAAAGCGATGGTTCATTAACTCCTTGCATTAACTTTAAAGTTAACGAAGATAGTTTAGGAGCTAAAGATGTAGCTTTATCAATGCCTGCAGTAACTTGACTTTTAACATCAGCAACTGGAGTACTAAATAGTGCTCCTATTGCCGGTGCATCTAAAGCAGATAGATCAGTACTAGCAAGAGCAGCTAACTCATCTGCCTTTTCTTTTGTTTTTTTAAGTATAGAATCTTCACCAACTTGTGCCAGCTGTGCTTGTAATGATGCTAATGATACTACCATTTGTTCCTCTAATTCAAATTAACTAGAGGTGCATCAATATCTACTTCAGTACCACCCTCAATAACAACAGTTGCTCCTGATGTTGCTTCAATATTACCACTAGCATCCATATCAATTTTACCTGCTGCTGCATCAATATTAATATCACTAGCGCTAGTATGAATATTAACATTAGCCGATGAACTCAAACTAATTGTTTTATTAGTAGATGATAAAGCAAGATGATCACTAACAAAGCGCGAATACTTTAAATCAACAGAACCAAAATCTTCTCCACCAATTTTAGATGTTCTACTACCAATAATATTTAAATCGTGGTTACCAATAATTTCTTCTCTATGGTCTCCACCTATATTTGTAATTCTATCTTTAGTAACACGAAGACTTTGTTTACCATTAATCTGAGTTGCACTATCAGTTAATACTTCCTTATGTTCTGATCCTTGAACCTTTGTTACCATATCACCCTTAACATTTAAATTAAAATCACCATCACATTCAAAATAGATATCTCCACCTTTATCTTTATCTTGATCTTTACTGACATACAATCTAAGATCAGATTGATTAACAGTAATGTTTACATTGCCACTGACAACCATATTCTTATCATGCACAACAATTTCATAATCATCACCAACTATTTTTGTTACTCTTGTTCCATTTGGTTGTATCTCATAAAATGTTCCACTATTATGATATTGATGTATCCTTGCAGCTTTAGGTG